ATTCAGCAGGGGGTGTAGTTTTTACGGACCCCCCCCCCTATATATCTAAACTTCTGCAATTAATGGTTCATCTTCTTCATAAGAAACAACTTTCTTGTAAATGTTAAAGATGTCATGTTGAATTATCTCATCAATTGCTCTTTCTTGTTCTTCATCGTTTTCCATTTCAGTTAAAGTGTCTGAAAACTTTCCGATTCTTGCAAGAAGACAACAAGAATTGTAACCTAAATCATTGTCATACATAAACCAAGAATCAAAGTCTTCAAATGGATTGTAAGGATTATCAATTGTAGTTAACATACATTTCTTTATCTTCATCTTAATTCTCCTTTCTATAGGTACTTGACAACTGTTGCTGATGAAATACCTAGAGCTTTAGCTATCTCATCGTTAGTATACCCAGATACCTTCATTGCTTGTAGCTTATTAAGCTTAGCTTCGCTTAATGTTTTATTATTTCTAGGTGTTGCTCTAGCTCTCAAAGAATCTATATCAGCATTGTTTAGTATTTGTGTTAATACATTCTCTGTGATAGCTCCTTCTTGTATAGCCTCCCATTCCCTATCAGTGATCTCTATAAGGTCCCTCTTGGCACCGAACTTTATACGGGCCTTGTTAAGCTCTTGTTGTTTCATCTTTTTAAGTTGTTCTGGTTCAATGTTCGGATTTGCTTTAGTCTTCTCCTTGATAACGGAGTTAGCTAACAGTTGGGCCTGTCTTTCTTTTGGGGCATTAAGTAGAGCTATGTTAAGCTTATGCTTTAATGTATCCACCTCGGTAGTATACTTCTTCTTAGCCTCAGGAGAGTATTGTAATTTAGGTGTAGTAACTAAAGCTTTTCTAGCAGTATTAGCCATAGCCTTTAATGCATTAGCATAGTCTGCATAAAGCTCCTCTTGTGGTGTACCAGATGATAGCTTTCTAGCATCTCTAGCTTCAGCCATCTTAGTACTCTTCTCTACTCTCATTTGAGTCTTACCTTGCTTGTCTACATAAAGCTCAGGCTTTCTAGTTATATAAGCCCCTTCTGGTTGAGTTGGATCATAGTCTTTAGATCCCTTAACATTCTTATACTTATTGTATATTAAAGCTCCTTCTGGTAGACTTGGATCATACCATTCTTTGCCCTTCTCATTTATCTTAGGAGTACCAACTCTCTTTTGAACTCTTTCAGTACCCTTAGCTTTTGATAGTAAAGTAGATGCTCCACCAGTGTGTAAGTTACCATCTTCATCAACAGTAGTTTGATACTTCTTCTTTAAAGCCGCTATACCATTATCAGCTTCTGATTTCTTATAGTCAAGCTTATGTTTATAAGCATCGATAACAACCATTGAGTGTCTAACAGCTCTAGCTAACTCATCAGGAGTAGCACCATGTAAAGTCATATCTGTTATAAGGTTTGATATAACTCCCATTTCTCTACCAACACTTGATTTCTGCATAAGCTTACAACCAGGTTTAGCAGGATATTCGGCCTTATTATCGAATCCTTCAAGACCTTCTAAAGGTTTTTGAGTTGTTATTTTAACTTTACTATTAGTTGGTATAACTAATGCAGTGTCTCCATCAAAGTCAGCTCCTGATAATCTTTCAGCAACTTTTGAATTTATACAAACGGCATCTTTAGGATTCTTACCAATCATTCCTATAGCGTCTTTGTTTTTATTATTTACAGTAAGTGTAGGTATTTCGAAAGTTCCTCCATGTGGGAATCTAACTAAAGCTACTTTTTCTCCATCTTGGAAGTTAGGCGCATATATCTCAGTATCTTTTAAACTGTCTATTGGTAGTATAACTTGATATCTTTGTCTAGGTAAAGCAGCTGCTTTTAAGTGAACTGCTGCAGCATCAGCATCTTGAGCAAAGTCTGCTAGTAATTTTTTCTTAACTGTTGGATTATCTATAGCCATTATTTCTTCTAATTCAGCAAGCTTGTCCGCTTTAGATAAACTAAGTTGTTTAGTTATTAGTGCTTTACTTTGTTTAGCTAAGAACTGTGATGGTAAACCTTGAGACCAGTCATTCCAATCACCTTCATCAGCTCTTTTATTTATAGCAGATAGTTTTCTCTCACCATTCTTATCTATATAATAAGATTGACCATTTGGTTTTATAGTTGAACCGAATGGATTCGTAGGATCTTTCTTTAAGTTATCTTCAACTCCTTTAAATACTTTCTCAGGAGGTGTACCTTTTTTCTTATTGGTATTGAATACTATATCAGTTCCAGGAGGGAAGTTAGAATCATCTTTATAAACTGCCATTCCTTTTAGATACATGTTGTCATTAACTAATATTCTTACTTGTGAATAGTGACTATTACCAAGATTAAGGTCTTCAACTCCTCTTCTTATTTCGATAGTACCATCTTTTGATAACCCACCTTCTTCAGAATATCTTATATGAACTCTTTTCAAGTCTACTGAAGTTGGATATTTGAAGCTAGGATCTACATTACATTCTCCAGTAAGAGTGTTGTAATCTCTTATAGTGTTAACTTTAGAATAGTCATATATCTCACTATGCTTAGTTCCTGGAGGACATATAACTTTTATAGTAGTTTGCTTACCAGCATTTGTAACTTGTGCAACTCCTCCTGCATAAGTAGGATATCCTTCAAGTTCTAACATATATAGAGCTTGTTTTAACTTTTCTTTAGATGTTCCTAATTCTCTTTCTATACCAGAACCAACGTCTATCATACCTTTTTCATCGATGTGCTTCTTTATAGTAGCGGCAACATTAGCTGCTTCATTCATTCTTTGAGCAGATGTTTCATTTAATAAAGATCTTATTGATGAATCATTAGAATATCCCATTTCTTTAGCTATTTGGTTAAGTGACATACCCTTATCTCTTAAAGCTTTAGCTCTATCAACTTCAGTACTTCTTCTTTCCGCTTTAGCCCAAGATTGTTGAATTCTTAATTGTGATGTAGTTAAACCAAAAGCAGTAGCAATATCTTTTTCACTCATACCTTTACTCTTGAACTCATCTATTCTAGCTAAGAAGTCCCCAGTTCTTTGATATGATTCTTTACCACTACCCCATGGATATCTACCAGATCTTCTAGGCATACCATAGTGTATTAAATACTCTTCATCAGTCATAATATTATTTTCTTTATAATCTCTATCCATTAATAATCAACCCCCATTTTTTCTTTGTTGATAAGTTTGTCGAATCTCACAATAGTATCCATTATATCAGATATGTCTTGTGGATCCGGCTCTAATATAAATACTTCATCGTTTTGATATAGTCTAAGTTCTATAGTTAGTGTCTCTGGTTTATAACCATACTCTAAGCAGAACATAGCTGAGTATATCAAAAGTTGTTCGAAGTGAGCTGGATTGACCCCTGTTTTCAAATCATGAATTCTTAGGAATCGTTCCTTTTCGTTAAACGATATAGCATCGGCCGTACCAAAACAGTTTTCGGAATAGAAAAGTACTTGTTCCGTTTCCATTCTATATCCTATAGCGTCGTTTACGAACGCGTTTAAAGTCTTCTTAGACTTAGGAAGTTTTTGACCAAGCTGTATACATCTAGACGCAAAGTCATGCAACTCAGTTCCTTTCTTTACTGCAAGTTGTTTATTGTATCTGTCTACTATTTTTTCATCTGAATATCTAATCCAATGAAATTGGCTAGCACTTAGAAATGCGTGACATCCGTTAAGATTCGAATGATTGTTGAAGTTCATTTAAAACCACCTCCATATTTTCTGGACATATAAATCTTGAGAATGACATAGTATTCATTAGATTGACATAATATTTCTGATTAGGTCTTACTGCAGATACTGCTGATTTTTTACATTCTAAAGTTGCCCATTTATTTTTATATAAAATTAGTAAGTCTGGGATGCCTTGTATGTAAGCGGAATCTAGCTTCAGTACCATGCATCCTTCAAATCGTTTTTTCAACGTTTTAATTAACATTGCTTGAAATTGATTCTCTTTCATATAAAGCACCCCTTTCGAAATTTAGAAGGAACTGTATACTTTAATTCTACAACAGAAACCACAGTTTCTTATTCCTCCTATAAAAGGGCATGTATTTTTCGCGTGGTTTTTAGAAGACAAAAAGCAAAGGCATTGCTGCCTTAACTCTTTTAGAATAATTTATTATATTTTTCGTTTATAAATGTTACTATTCCTCCCAATATAAATGCTATTACTATAGTTGGTAGTTCTCCGATAACTCTTCCTAGAGTTGCTCCTAACATTCCTCCTAAAGCACTAACCATTATAATTGTTGATGATTTCATAATAAACCTCTCCTTTATATTTTATTCTTCTCACAATATAACTTGTAGACTTCGCGTAGACAAAAAGAAAAGGGCTTGTTAGGCCCAATTCTATTGTTCTGTTTCATCTTGCTTGACGTTGTAATCGTGTTCTATTATTTCCGCTAATAATCCACTATTAACCCAATCGTGCACGTATGATTCAGTACAACGAACTGATCCTAACTTCTCCCCAGTCTCTTCATCTGTAAATGTCATTAAACAATCTCTTCCGCATTCATACTCATCAAAAGTTTCTTTAGCTTTCTTGAAACCGTTAATTATCTCTTGTCCAACTGCTTCAATTTTCTTATTTTCGTGGATGATGTATGTCATAGCAGCAGCTACGCCGCCTATTGCTACACCAGCACCGATAACAATTTCCTTGTTCTCTTTCCAAAATTTCTTAACTTTTTCCTTACTAAATACTTTTTTCATTTTCAATACCTCCAAAATTTTAATAATATTTCTCATAATAGGACTTGCGGGTTTCGCGCGGGGACACCCCGGACCCCTTATATATTTTGCGTCTGCCCACTT